CATGCGTATCAGAACAGAGGAAGAAAGAGAGATGTATATGAATCTAATTAAAGAATCTATTCAACTCTATAAAGGTATAGTAGAAAATTCTGAGTTTGATATGGAATGGATCAATACTATGAAGAGGATTGATGATCAGATTTATTATTGTAAACAACAAAGAAAGAATAAAAAGACTAAAGCAGTTTTGAGTCAATGGTTCGATCCCCAATGGGCAGAGGATTACATCAACGAAATTCTCTTTGACACAAACGTAATAAATAAATCGTAAGGATAAAAGTATACAATGTCATCAATTGAAGGAATTATCAATGAACCTAATGTAAACTTTGTTGGAAAAGACGGGTTTTACTGGTGGGTTGGTGAGGTTGAAGACAATGAAGACCCTATGGAATTGGGTAGGGTTAGAGTTCGTGTGCTTGGATATTATACTAATGTAAGAGGTGGGACGACAGCAGATCTTCCTACTGATAATCTTCCATGGGCAACAGTTTTACAACACACATGTCAACCAGGAAATGATGGTCAGGGTGAAAGTTCTGGTCAACTACAGCCTGGTGCTATTGTTATGGGATTCTTCATGGATGGAGAGAACGCTCAAATGCCAATAGTTATTGGTGTTATGAGAGTTAAGAAATCTACAGAATCACAGGAGAAGAAGGTATTTGCCTTTACTGGTGAGGACATGGAACCTGGCATTGGTCCCAATATGGTGACCATGAAACCTGGAAATCCTAACTCAAGTATGGCAACGACCAAAGAGGGTGGTTATGGTAGGGCAAAACCAGATAACACTGTAGATCTTCCTAATCAAAAAGGTCAAGCAAATGCTGGTCAAATTTCTGGTAAGGGTTCTCCCAATAATCAGGGAACTACAATGAATGGTAGTGGTGGTAATCCCGTCAAACCAAGAAATTCAAATAAACCTAATCCTGCTGCTAATGGTGTTGGTGGTCCTTGGAAAACGTTAGAGTATAAGTTATCATATCTTGTAGAAGATCTTGCAGATCATGCTGGTGCTTTGATTCGTGCAGAGGATGGTGATTTCTTAGATGTTGTTACTGGTAAGTTGGTTACTGCAAAACAACTTACGGTAAGACTTCAAAATTTCTTGAGTAGTGTATTTGCTCAAGTTATATCTGCAATGCGTCAAGCACTTGCTAACCTTGCCGAACAATTAGAGTTGGTTAATCTTCTTGGTGGTGCAACTGGTGTGCCATTTGTTGTGTTTACGGCAATTCAAGCAGCAGTTAAATTAATTCTTTCATCTCTTTGTAATGTTGATAGTAAGTTACTTAGTTTTGTTTCGGATCCCATAGGAAGCATTATGAATGTTCTTGAGGGTTTTCTTGATGGGTTGATTGATAAAGCAACCATGGTTATGCAGGGTGTTCAAGCAGCAATCGATGGTGTTATCTGCCAAGTTCAAAGACTTCTTGATTCAGTTTTAGGTATTGTTGATCAAGTAACAACAATCGTAGATGGTATTGGTAAAGCAAAAGAAATTATTGATGCATGGAAAGCAGGTAGTGAAATTTTTGAATCTGGAACTGATCTTCTTAAGAAAGGTATCAGTAGTATTACTGGATTGATTCAACTGTTCATTAAGTTTGCTGGTAGTAATTGTGATCGTAAACCTGATGGTGGTAAAGATACTGTAGGTTGGTATCCTTTATTTGGTGTTACTCATTGTACTCCTGAAGAACTTGCAGAAATTAATGCAATTAGAGGACAGAGTAGAGGAAGTTGTGGTGGTGATGCAGGATCTGGTGGTCTTTTTGATAATATTTTCAATGAAGCAGATCCATATTTAACTGCTGCTAAAACTTTCTTAGATGGTTCCTATGAAATGTTTGTTGGAACTCCTGGTCGTCAGGCAAGTGTAAATAAAAAAGCAAGTGGAACAACAGAAACATCTATATGCTGTAATCAGAACGAATATGCAAAGTATATTGCTGCTAAAACAATTCGTGAACAAAATCCAGACATAGATGCGGAAGAACTTCAAAGACAAGTAGATGCTTCCGTAGCGGCAGCAAATAGTGGTAAGGGTGATACTGGTTCTTTAGTTGCTGACCATACAACATATGCTGGTAACTATACTCAAGAAACTCATGGTGATGATTGTAAACAAATCGATGGTGATTATGTCAGAAACGTTGATGGTGATTATTTCTTAAAAGTTACTGGTGATTGTCACGTTGAAGTTGGTGGTGGTTTCTTCTTTACTGCTACAGGTGCCCCTAAACTTGTAGATAAAAAAGGTAATAAGAAAAACGAAAAAATTCAAAAGCATACAATCAAATTTGAATCTGATGTTGACATCAATACTGTTGGTGCTAAGTTTGAAGTTCAAGGTGCAGAATTTAATGTAGGATCTGTTTCTACTAAGTTTACTAGCAGTGTTTTTGAATCTAGTGGTGGTCAGTTAGCACTCTCTGCAGGAGAAATGATTATTAGTGGAGATAACTCTATTGATATAATTACACCTTCATTAGTTAACCTGATTAACGTACCAGTGTCAAAAATTCCTAAGGTAATGTCAGGTATTCGTAATTTGGTTGGTGGTTCTGTTGAAACAATTATGATACCTGGTAGTGGAACTGATATTATTCCTAGGTATATTATTTCTAACCCTTCAGGACCATATTCATTGACATGTGGTACAACAGGATATAACTGTAATGTTCTCACTGGTGCATACAATGTTAATGCTGTTGCTGGATTCGTCTATATGCAAGCATCTACTGCTGTAACTATTCTCGCTGGTGCTGGTATGCTTCTTGAAGCAGGAGCAGCAGTACTAATCCTTGGTAAGACAGTCTTTATCAACTGACCCTTGACAGGGTATCTCTTGACTGCTATACTAGATACTGTAGTATGGAGTCACATGGTGGAATCTGAACTAGCACACGTTTTTGTCAACTTCTCAAAACGCACAATCAAGGTCGTTGATGATGAAGGGTATGATAAGACCGTAAATTGGAAATGGGATAATGAAGGTTCTGAAGGTTTCTCTGAAACTGTTAAGGATATCGAAGACATTCTGGATCCTGATATGATAACCTATTGTTATGCTGTAAAATGATTGGACCTATTGGAATTACACAACGTCAAGCAGAAGAACACTTTGACTTTATTTTGAATCTAACAGATACACAACGTGTCTGTTGGAAAATTTCTCGTGAAGATGCAGGATCTGCTATGATTGTTCCTGTAAATGAAGTTTCTCCAATTCCTGACGAGTTACAAAACCAAGTAGAAGAATTTCAAAAACAGTTTATGGAGAACAAATGATTTTAGTATTCATTATAGTAGGACTATTATTTTTTATTATGGGTTATGGTTTATGGTTAACATTTGGACCAGGTAAGGAAGAATTGCGTGATCCTATTGACGAACATGCTAGAATGCATGAACTAGGAATAGCACATGGACACTCACCCAAACGCAAAGACCAATGATTACTAAAGAAAAACAAAGAGCACAAGTGAAATCTAAATTCTATTACATCTTTTGGGGTGTAGCAACAGCATCTGTACTATTTGGTCAATTATATGTTGGTTCTGGATATAGAATGTTTGCTCGCTCATTGAATAGGATCTTCGATACTATTGAAGTAGAAGTAAATCCTCAAAATCTACCTAGGTATTATTAATGAGAACACAAAATAAAGAGAACTATTACTATTTCTTTTGGATAGTTGCAATGGTTGCCTTTATAGTACCACAAGTATTTACTGCAATAGCATATAATAAACTTGCTAATATTCTTGATGCACCTTTAGAGGTTGAGATTAAAAAGATGCCACCTTATCAGGTGGAGTATATTAAGTGAATAACGTGCTGAACTTATTTAAAAAGAAAAAACCAAAACCTTGGGTTAGGTTTCACAGTCTAGAACCTGGGTTGGCAGAATGTTATCCAGTCAAACCAACGTCTAGTATAAAACGTGCTTGGCAAGACAAAGAAACAAAGGAGAAAAAATGCCCTTTCCAAGGATCACCGAATAGTTCAAACTGCCCTGCTATCAATCAAATTGTGAGAATGGGATGGGTAGTTGTTGCACCTATGGATTTTATTATTACCACAAATGGTGATGGTGTATCTTTTACTTACGAAACCCCTGGCCAATTCTCAAGAGTTAGTGATGATTACATTAGTAATCACAAACCAGACCAGGTTATTCCATTAATTGACAGTCCACGTGACTCATTAGCACACATAGTTAAGGTGGACACACCTTGGCGACTGACATCTAGTGATGATGTTGTTCTATTACAACAACACGTTCATTGGAATAATGAAGATCGTTTTACTGCTGTGACTGGGATCTTTGATACTAGATATGCTATGCAGGTAAACATGCAATTACAATGGCACGTTATGGATAGTGGTACAGATGGAACACTTGTGAAAGCAGGTACTCCATTAGCACAATATATACCTATACCACGTATTTCCTTAGAGAAAGGGTGGTATGATATAACAGTCAATAATGCGACTAATGAAGATTGGGAGTTAGAACACGCTTTTAATTACTCAGTTCTTTCTGGCAATGCCGAGTATAAGATACACGATAGTTTTCAAGGTCGTATATCTCGTGCTATGAAGGTACTTAATTACCACAAAAACATATGATATTAAAACAAGAAGTCATTGACAAGATCCAATTAGCTATGTTACACACCAAAAAGAATGGTGATATGAACTGGTTAGATGGTGATGAGATAGATGTATGTCTTGCTGGCACATTTGCTGGTGACAAGTTTATTACTATCATTAACAGGACACGTAGCAATACCACAAAGCAATGAGTGAATTCCGTTACGTAGATCCTCCTAATGGTGGTTGGTTAGAAAATCGATTAGATTCTAACGAAATTGATTATGTTTGGGAACGTGTAAAGGAGAAAGAGAGTTCTTATAAATCAAATAAACCTTTGTTAGCTGGAGATATTCACGAGAGTAAGTTATTAGAAGATCCTGATGATTGGTTTTTTAATAATGTTCTTTTAAAATGTTGTGGATCTTATAGTGATCTTTATCGTAATATGGGCAATACGATACCTATACCAGAAGGAAATTATTCATATCATATGAGAGAGTGGTGGGTAAATTATCAAAAACAAACTGAGTTTAATCCATCACACACTCATACTGGAGTTTATTCTTTTGTAATATGGTTAAAGATACCAACAGAACATGAAGAACAAAATAAAGATAATATATCTAATATGAAATTAAGATCTTCTTTTCAGTTTAATTATACTGATATATTAGGAAAAATAAGTCAGTATAAATATGATTTGAATAAATCTTGGGAAGGAATTATGTTATTTTTTCCTTCACAATTACAACATCAGGTCTATCCATTTTATAATTGTGATGATTATAGAATTACAGTTTCAGGAAATGTTTTAATTAAAGTATAATATCATGAGATTCAAAGCACTTGTACATGTTAGACTAAGAGGATCTGTATCTGATGCTGCTGGTAACGCAGTGATGAAAAATACACATATGGTTGCTCCTAATCTTAAACCTCATTTGTTGAGGATTGGTAAGGCAATTGATTTTTGGTTTGATGCAGAGACTGAAGAGATTGCAAGAGAAGAGATGGATCTTCTGTCGGATAGGATGCTTGCCAATACTGTAATAGAAGATTGGGAATATAAATTAGAAGAGACAGAAGAAACTGGAATCGGAGATATATCCAATGACAATGCAGGTACCTCAAAACATGCATTGTTTGATGAATCATGAAAAAGATTGCAATTATTGGTGCTGGTAATGCAGGATGTATTAGTGCATTACATTTTTATTATTATTCCCATGATAAGTATGAGATTGAAATCTATCATAGTCCAGGAGAACATCCAATAGAGAGAGTAGGACAGGGAACAGTAGTTCCACCTGCAGGACTTATTGCTAGTGTGTTGGATTTAAATTGGTATGCACCAGAGAATCCTATAGGTGCTACATTTAAGAGTGGTATTTTATATGAAGGATGGGGTAAGTCTAAGGATGAATTCTTTCATCCCTTTCCAATGACTAACATGTCAATGCACTATGTTCCTCAAAAGTTATCAAATGCTGTATTAGAATCTGGTTTATTTAAAGTTAAGCAACAAACTATAAATGATCCTGAAAAAGAAATAGATGCTGATATAATAATTGATTGTAGAGGAAGGCATAATCGAGATAAAGATAACTATGAACCACTTATCAATCCTTTAAATTCATGTCTTCTTTATCGGAAAGAGGGAAGAGATAGTGATTTAATCTATACGAGAACTGTTGCTACTCCTAATGGATGGACATTTGTTGTTCCTAATAGTGATGGTCTTTCTTATGGTTACTTGTATAATAATACTATAACATCAAAGGAAGATGCCAGAAAGGATTTCTTAGATAGATTTGATTTACCTGAAGTGGATGGTGATTTAACCTTTGAGAATTATATTGCTAAGAATGTTTGTGTAGGTGAGAGAACTTTCTTAAATGGGAATAGATGTGGATTCCTAGAACCTTTAGAAGCAACTGCTACAGGGTTCTATCAGAATGTATGTCAGGCGATTTATTGTACGACTATTGGTGCGATACCTAGGCAAGGTGTTAATACATATGTTAGAGAGGAAATGTTTAGATTAGAAAAATTTATCCTGTGGCATTATCAATTTGGTTCAAAGTATGATACTCCTTTCTGGAAATATGCTAAATCTCTTCCATTTAATCCTGATGATAAATTTAATTATATGCTAGAGAAATCCAAGGGTATGACTAACTTAGAAATAGATAAACAGTATGATCCCAAGGTTAGTGAGTTGTATGGGCAATGGTCATATCTTAGTTTTAAAAATTGGTATGGACATCAACTATGAGATTATCTAAGATCAAACACCCTAGTGGTGGTGATGTAATTTTTGATAGAATTAGTGGATTCTTATCTCCAGAGAAAGAGGATATTATAGAAGAGTATTTTTTAACGGTAAGACCAAGGTCAAATAATAACTTTCCTTGGTTCTATCAACCACAGACGGTATCGAATTCTGAAAATACTATATTTGATGATTTTGGATTTCATACACATAATTTTTTATTGGAAGGTGAAATCCAATCTCCTTATATGGAAGATATATGGACTTTAGTTGATCTGGAAAAATTCATGAAGGAATATGGATTGGGGGATCAAGTATATCATGCTCATGTTAATTTGTTCTTACAACGTGATCGTGATGTAGTTCCTCATCCTCATATAGATTTTAGAAAGGTGAAGCACACTGTAATATTATATTATGTTAATGACTGTGATGGAGACACTATTTTTTATAACAAATGTGAGAATGATAGTTTAATGGATGTAGAGGAGTGGAAAAGAGAATCTCCAAAGAAAGGTGATTTTGTAGTATTTGATGGATCGATATATCATAGCCCTTGTTGTCCAGTAGAGAATACAAGAAGATGTACATTAAATTTTGATTGTAAGGTAGTTGACATTTCCTGATATTGCTATATAATAGACGAGTACAGGGCAAGACGATGCACCTCAAAAGTCACGAAACACCAAGAAAAAGAGGTCGCAACGATAAATCGAGAAAAAGTCCTGTTGCAATCAGACAAGCAAAAGCAAGACTCCAAGCACTTAAACGCAAATTAGGGGGAGTACAAAAGATCTCTACGTAGAAAGAGTGCCCCTTATTAATTTTTTATTATCATTATGATATTCTGGATTGGTTTCACCCTCATGTTTTTTAATGAGGGTTTTGTTATGATGAGGCATGTTTCGCCTTGGTTCGCAAGACAAAGAGATAAGTTTATTGATAAGTACGGTGCTAATGTATGGTATCGTTTTCATGGTACATTAGATTACACATGGATAGGACTTGTAACCATTGGATTAATAGTTAATCCTAATAGGATACTACATATTGCAGCGTTAGCAACCTTCTGGTCTTTAAGTTTTATTGTATTTTATTTACCAAGATGGATAAAAAGATAATAGATAACTTTTTGCCACAGGATTACTTTGAGTATTTGCAGGGAATAATGTTGGATCATAGTTTTCCTTGGTTATATAACGCATACGTTGCTCATAAAAATGAGAACCAAGACGAACATTTTTATTTTACTCATAACCTTTTTGAATCCTTTGATCGTGCCAGTTCACTATTTGAAGAGTTTATACCTTTTTTTAAACAGTTAGAAATGAATGCTATGGTTAGAGCTAGAGCATTGTTGTATGTTAACCAAGGTAAACAAATTGTACATGAAAAGCATACTGATTTTAACTATCCACACAAAACTGCTGTATTCTATGTGACTACTAATAATGGTTACACAGAGTTTGAAGATGGTACAAAAGTAGAGAGTGTGGAGAACAGGATAGTCTTTTTTGATGGGTCGAGACTGCACAATAGTTCTACTTGTACAGATCAAAAGATAAGAGTAGTAATATCCGTTAATTATTTCTGATATATAACTTGACGCTTTTAAAAAACCATGGTACACTACACTTAAATCCCATTTAAACATGCTCAATGTCAAAGACAACGAAGACGGTTCGTTCACGGTCGAGTGGGACGAAAACGACAAAGACGAAAGTTTCTTCAACGACTGGACGAAAGAAGACTTCACGAGGTTCTTCCGTCTCGCCGCCGAGCGTGAGAACGCAAAAGAATCTGGAAAAGAATCTCAAGACTCTAACATCAGTGAAGCAACCCAAGAAGACTGGGAAGACTTCTGGCACAACAGCGAAGGTTAGAAAGACAAGGATTGATAAGAAACCAGTATTTACTAAAGTTAAGTCTGGTGATCTATGGGAACTAGGTAATGGTAATGGTAATATAAAGAATACAATGCCTTGGTATCTCCATCCAGTTATGAAGGATACATTTAATAGGTCATGGTTCAGAGACTATGATGATGTATGTAAACAAATTTCACGATTAAAATTAAGACCAGACCAATATACACTAACAAAATATAATGGGTGAACCAATGATTAAGAATGAACCTTTTCCATATGTTTTGATTGATGATTTTTATGATCAATCTGAATTGGATGGTATTTGGGAAGAACTAGACTACTTGTGTAATCCAAAAAGAATGGGTAGATCTTCTATTGAACGTGGTGCTGCAGCAAATCCTGATGAAAATGGTGTTTACCAATCCCTAAAAAATACATGGGATTTGCGGTTGGATAGTTTTTTTATCTCAAGAGATTCTTCTAATATTCTCGAAATTAATAGGAAATTATTGGATCAGGAAATATTTAAGAATCATCCTCATTGGTTATTTAATCATCTTGATGCTCTTAATGAAGATAATACTCAAATTTTATACTATGAAAATAACGATGAATACAAACCACATAGAGATCTTGCAAGATTGACATCTATTACTTGGTTTTATAGAGAACCAAAAAAATTTACTGGTGGAAATTTAAGATTTCCTTCGTTTGACATGGAAATTGAGTGTAAACATAATAGACTTATAATATTTCCATCATCAATACATCATGGAGTAGATAAAATTAGTATGGAAGAAAAAGATATGGGTAAAAAACTTGGTAGATTTACTATGACACAGTTCCTATCTTGTGCAGAAAGACCAGATATGTTACCAATGAATATACCTTTATAAATAAACTTGTAGCAAATAGTGTGATTATTCGTGGGAACTCGTAAAATTTCTCAACTGGATACAATCTCAGATTCAAATCTATCTGGAGAAGGAATTCTACCTGTAGTTGTATCTGATCCGTTGATCCCAAATAGAAAAGTAAAGATAAATCAACTCCATAAAGGTCTTGCTCAAGGAGCAAAGGGAACTCCTGGACTTTGTTTCGATCTTGATCGTAACACTGGTTTATATCAATCTGCATATGATCAGTTAGGATTATCTTTTGGTACAAGTGGTTTTTATATGACCACTATCTCAAATAGTGAGACTAGCAAATCTTTATACATTACTGCGGTTCACGAAACGTCTACAAATGCTGATATTGTTCTTGCTCCTAAAGGAACTGGTGCTGTAAAGGTTACTGGTAACTTTGTAGTTTCTGATCAAACTTTTATTCTCGAAGATGCTCAAGGTCCAAAGGCAAGATTTGAAGTTAGCAATATTGGTACTGGTACTAATACTCGTATCTTTACCCTTCCCGCCATTACCTCTGGTAACGGAACTACCGTTGTTGGTGATAATACTACTCAGACATTAACTAATAAGACTCTTCTTATTGATGAAGATAATTTAGTTATTACTGATGGTGATGAAGAAGCAATTTTCCAAATTAACTGGACAACTACATCTGATACTCGTCGATCTTATTTACTTCCTGATGCAGGAACTGTAACGACAACTGCTGAACCTACTGCTACATCATCTACATTACTTGATACTAAAGCAGAACAAACTGTTCTTAACAAAAGTTTTGTTGATATTAAATTTCAAACTGATGCTGAGATTGGAACTGCTTGGGTACAAGTTAATACAGATGCTTTAACAGCAAATAGAATTATCACAGTTCCAGATTTAAGTCTTACATTAGTTGGTACGGAAACTACTCAAATTCTTCAAAACAAGACTGTTGAGTCATTAATTCTTCAGGATGGTACAGATGGTACTAAGAAGATTACTTTTAGTGTCACTAATCAAAACGCATCATCTAACCAGACATTTGAAGTTCCACCTACAAATGATCTAAATAATGGCAGTGACAATAATGTATTTGTTACCAATACAGCAACTCAAATTTTATCTAGTAAAACTATAGTTGCTCCTGTTCTCAAACAGTCGGTTGGTTCAAGTACAAATGTTACTCTTGATATGAGTAACATTACTGGAACTAGATCAATCAAATTTCCAGATTCAGATGCAACTTTACTATCTACGGAAAACGTAACTCTAGAAGATGTTTCGTTTGGTGCTGGTATTGGTGGTAACAACCTTACTGGATTAACTAGACATCAACAATTCTTCTACGCAGGATTCTAATAACTAACCATGGCTAAACAAGGACTTCTAGCACAACTTAAACCATCTGCTAACACTGATACGGTGTTATACTCAGTACCTATTAATAGGACTGCTAGTACGGTGTTGACGATTGCCAATGACGGAACAGGTTCCGCTTATGATGTGGCACTAAAGAATTACGATCAAAAATTTACTCTTGATGCTGCAACATATAAACTTCACGAAGGTGATTTGATAACATCTTCTGTTGTCGAAGTTGGAACTCCAATTCCAGGAATTGGTTCACTTACTGTTGGTGATACAATTACTACAACCGATCAGGAAAAAACATTTAAATTTGAATCATTTTATACTCCTCCATTTACAGAAATTTTTGTCAAAGTATTTGCTATTAGAACAATTCCTATAGAGTCTGTTACTGGTTCATTCTCTGCTGGTGATACAATTACTAAAGGTACTTCTCCTAACGATACTACTGCGGTTGTATATGGTGTAGATGCTACTCTTCTTCATATTGGTCCTTCTACACTTAATGGAACTGGAACTGAATTCGCTGCTGGTGACAGTATAGGTACTGCTGGTGGTGCTGCTGCAACTATCTCAGCATCACCTGCTATTACTGCCGCAAATAATGAATTTTCATTCTCAACTACAACTGCTGGTGGAGTTTACAATCTTTATATGGGAGGTGGAAATTTCCTTAACCTTTTTGATGATCGTACCTATAGATTTAATGTTGCAGATGCAAGCATGAGTGGTAGAGACTTTCATCTCTCTGAAACTGTAAATGGTGAATATGGACCTGATGGTGATGCTTCTACAACAGCAGATAATGGTACAGAATATGCTACTGGTAAAACTACCAATGGTACTGCTGGATCAGGTGGTGCATATGTACAATATGCGTTCGGAGACAGCACAACTCCAGTAGCGTTATTCTTTTATGATGGTGGAACAGGTACTGCATCGAATGCTAATTATGGTGGTGCTGATAGACTCCTTAATTTCACTAGCGTTTATACCTATCCTGGAGTTTATGTTTTTGATAAAGTAGGTACTATCGTTAATAATACTGATACTTTTCTTTTAGATGGCGTTACTTATACTATTACCAGTCAAACTGCTGGTGCTTATGGATATGTTAGAGACTATACTGGTAGTGTTTTGACGTTTATTAAGGGACTTAATTCTGGTGACTTTGGTACAGACACCTTCAGGGATGTTCCTAAACTAAACAGTGCATCTAGAACTACTGCAACTATTAATAGTGTTGATGTTGCTTCTGCGGCGGTAGAGGTATCTAATTATCTTGTTGATGGTGATGCTACTGGTAACAATGAAGTAGATAAAATTACTTCATTAGTTGTTGGACCTGGTGAAACACTTGTTGTAAAATCAACAACAGCAAATAATATATTCAGTTTAGTTGGTTTTGAAGATGCTTCAAATGCAATTACGACTAGAATATTTGGTCAATCATAAATAATCAAAAGGCAGTATAAGTAATGGCACTCACCAGGTTAAAGAATATTATTACGTCCAGAACTGGACGTATCATATATGTCAACCCAGATGACTTCGATGCTTCTGATGCTATTGACAATAGAGGAAACTCAGCACTGCGACCTTTTAAAACTATTCAAAGAGCGTTTCTTGAAGTTGCTAAGTTTTCATATAGAGTTGGATTAAGTAATGATGAGTTTGATGCTTTTAGTATCATGCTCTATCCATCTGAATATGTTATTGATAATCGTCCTGGTGAGGTTCTTTATACTAATGTTCCCCCTATTGATTCTAACTCTAACTTAGATATTACATCATCTAGTAATGTACTATACAAATACAACTCTATTGAAGGTGGTGTCATTGTACCTAGAGGTTGTTCTCTTGTTGGTACTGACCTTAGAAGAACTAAAATAATTCCAAAGTATGTACCTTATCCAACAACGTATGCTGCGAAAGGTATTAATACTGAAGCAGATATTCCCCCACGCACAGCATTATTCAAAGTAACTGGTGGTACGTATTTCTGGCAATTCTCATTCTTTGATGGTGCTGAAGAGGGGGTATATTTCAAACCTGATAGTACGGATACATTAGCACCTAAGTTCTCTCATCATAGACTTACATGTTTTGAGTTTGCAGACGGTCTTAATCCATTATCAACTCTTATTTCTCAAGGTACTGTACCTAACTCAGATTACACTGCTGTTTCAAATATTCAAGAGAGAACAGATTTAGAAATTTATTATCAAAAAATATCGAAAGCATTTGCTGCTGTTCCTGATACATCTGGTGATCCTGATACCGACCAAATTCAGGCAAGAGTAGAAGAAAATAGAATTGTTGGTCCTATTTCTGATGAATATAGAGTCCTACAGATTACAAGAAATGGTCAGACTGCTACTGCTGTTACTGTTGATGAATTTGATAACCCAAGAGATCATGGATTCTCTGTTGGTGTTAACATTAACATCTCTGGAGTTACAGGTTCAACTGGACCGTCATCTGAAGCAGACGCAGGAGTTTATAACGGATCTTTCACGGTCACATCTGCATCTGGTAACGTCTTTACTTACCAAATGCAATCAGAACCAACAGGTAATGCTGTAGGTTCAAACATAAGTGTTAAGACTGAGATTGATACAGTCGACTCTGCATCACCTTATGCTTTCAACCTATCACTAAGATCAGTGTGGGGTATGAATGGTATGCACGCTGATGGTTCTAAAGCAACTGGTTTCAAATCAATGGTTGTTGCTCAGTTTACTGGACTATCACTACAGAAAGACGATAGAGCATTTGTAAGATATAACGCATCAACTGGTAACTATGATACTGCAACAGCAGGTGATGGTGCTCATTTGGATGGATTTGCTGAGTATAGAAAAGATTGGGGTCATAGGCACATTGTTGCATCTAATGACGCATTTATTCAGGCGGTCTCGGTGTTCGCTGTTGGATACTATGCTCATTTCTCAGCACATAGAGGTGCTGATATGTCAATTACTAACAGTAACAGCAACTTTGGTAATACTGCACTTAGATCTGCTGGATTTAAAGCAAAATCATTCTCAAAAGATAAAGCAGCAGCGATTACTCATATCATACCACCTAAAGCATTAAGTGTTATTTCAACAACTGGTACTGGTAATTCAGGTGGTACAACAATTACACTCGCTGATGATGGTTCGGTTAATGGTCTTGTTCAAGGAGTTGCAGTTGGTGGTACTGGTATTGCTACTGGTGCAACAATCGTTTCTTTTAACACAAATACTAGAGTAGTTACTCTTTCAGCAGCAAATACTGGAACTGTTAGTGGTAATATAATCTTTGGGCAAGAAACTACTGTCAACTGGGTAAACGTTGATATTCAAAGAACTAGAGTAATTAATCAAGCACTTGCAAGTGGTGGTGGAACACCTGGAACTAGACTTTACTTATATGGTTATATTGTTGAAGCATCTCCACCAACAAGTAAAGTACAGGGTTTCACAGTTGGTGCAAGACAAGATGGTACAGGTGGTAGTGCAGTACCTGATAAATTGAATTGTCTGTTAATTGCTAGTGGTGCTAGTGAAGCAACTGTTCAATCTGCAACAATTACTCCTTATGGACCTTCTGTCTCTGGTAAAACACCAGGTACTGTAGGTTCACCATTACAATATGATGATGGTACATATACTATCGGTGGAGTAGCAGGTACTGTTGGTGGTTGGTATATTACTGTATCAGAGACTAATAATGAAATTTACACATCAATCAACACAAATACACAATACAATAATGTAAGTTTTACTCCTACAACTTTCATTAAGAGAATTTCTGATGGTAGGGATCTTCAAGATAGAACATATCGTGTTAGATTTGTAATTGATAAGGATAAGGCAAATCCATTACCAAGAGATCCTCTATCTGGTTATGTAATGCAACCTTTGAATACTGATACTACCTCTTATGCTTTAAATAAGTGTTATTATGTTTATGATATTGAAGTAGTACAACCATTTGTTCGAGGTGTTGATGATGGTATCTATTATATAACTCTCTTATGTGGATCTATTGCACCTACAACTTCTAACTTTAATGATAGGAAGTTCAGTCAAAACGTCAACGAAGTCTATCCTACATTTGATAGAGATAATCCTGTTGCTGACCCTGATGCTTCTGTATCTGTTGCTGATAATGAAATTATAGGTCTTGTAAATGCAACTGATGGTGCAACTCCAACTCCTAATTTAGATCCTAAGTTATCAATTACTAAAGAATCAATAGAATTTATTCTTGCTGATAATGGATGGACACAACCAGGTACAACTCCTGGATGGGATGCAATTAATAGAGAACTTTCTGATGTTGAATTAACTGCTCGTGCTGGTGATGAGGAAGTTAGAAAGATTAATATTAGAGAAAATAATGATGGTTCTGTAGCACCTATTCCTGTTGAGTTTAGACGACATTCAATTCTAAGATCTGGTAACCATACGTTTGAGTATCTTGGTTTTGGTCCAGGTAACTATTCAACTGCGTTCCCTCAAACACAGGTTGAAACTCTAGATGCTAACCAAGTTAAATTCTCTCAGTCTATTAAAGAAGAAGCAGGTGTTGCTTTCTACTCTGGTCTTAACTCAAATGGTGACCTATTCATTGGTAACCAGGTTATTAACCCAGTTACAGGTCAGATAACAAATGAAGATATTGCACAGTTGAATGTTATTGGTGAAGAAAACACAACTATCGAAACATTCTCTGAGATTGTTCTTACTGATAAACTCACAGTTATTGGTGGAGCATCTAACCAGTTAGAATCTATATTCGCTGGTCCTGTTACTTTCCAAGGTCAAGTATCATCTACTGACAATCTTATTGCAAAGAAATTAACTTATAATAATCAAGATGGTACTGTAATTAAACAAACATTACTAGCACCTGAAAATGCTTTAGGAAATCCTGACTTTAGTAATGTTACAGGATACGATACTCCTGGTGATGGTGACTTAGTTTATAATATTAACTGGACTCCAGGTAAATCTCTAGGTTGGATATATTATGGTCAAACGTGGCATGAATTTGGTTTAACTGATACTGGAGATATTAATATTGCTACGTTCAATAATGAACAGCATCTTGGTATTGGTAAGGAAGCAACTACTGATTTTAGGGTTGATGTCTTAGGTAATGCTAAGGTAGATGGTAACTTAGTTGTTACTGGACAAGGTGGTGTTTCTGCTGATAACTATAATACTAGAGAATATAATGGTGATGGAACACAATTAACATTTGCGATCACAACATACGCTGGTGGTATTAAACATACCGCAGATTCTGTTCTAGTATTCTTGAACGGTGTTGCTCAGGTTGGTGGAACTGATTATACAGTTGATGGTACTGGTTCAAATATTGTGTTTGCGTCAGGATCAGCACCACTTGCAAGTGATGATGTCCATATTATAGAAATGCCTATCTAAGAACTATGCCTACCTCAAGAATTAGTGGTAATCAGATTGAAACTACCACAAATGCAACTATTAACGGATTAGATTTCGCTGTTCAAGAAGGAGAATTAAAACTTCCTACAGGAACAGAGATACAGAGACCTGCCTCTGGTGCTATTGGCATGATACGGTTTAATACTACAGAGGATAAAGTAGAGCAATATTTAATTAATGGACCTGATAATCTACCTGGTTGGAAAAAGGTAAAGGGTGGTGGTAGTGCTAGTGGATTAGGAGAATTTGGTATAATTAAAGGTAATGCGAGAACTATTGATGAAGATCTAATTATTCCTGCAGTTACTGAGGATCCACCCTTTGCTTTTGAATATGCATTTACAGTAGGACCAACTGTTACTATTACAAGTGGTTATACTCTTACAGTTGGACAGGGTGTATCGTATGTTGTTGTTGGTGATAATCCAGATACATGGGTTGTTATGGATGGTGGGGAAGTTGCGGGTAAAGTTGGACCAGGTTGGACAATTATCGGATCTGATGATGGACTTGGGGAAGTTAATTTGATTCGTGGTAATTCAAGAAGTATCGATCAAAATCTAATTATCCCATTTACTACAACCGATCAGGAAGGTTATGCCTTTGAAAACTCTTGTTCAGTAGGACCAGTTATTACTATTAGTAGTGGTTTTACTGTCACCGTCACTGAAGGTGTAACTTACGAAATAATATGATAAATACAAGGAGGACAGTGTTATAAGACATGGCAACTACAAGAATTAGCGATAACCAAATTGATGAAGCGACTGCTGCAACAATTACGACACTGAATTTTCTAAATACTAACAGTGAATTTAAAATTCCTGTTGGTGACACTGCAACAAGACCAGGCACTCCTGCTATTGGTATGATGCGGTTTAATTCAGAAAATGATAAAGCAGAAATTTATGTTCAGGACTTTGATGGTGATGGTAATCCTGGATGGATTAATCTAGGTGCTGGTGCTGGCGGTTCTGTTAGTCTTCTAGGTGATAATAATAATATTAGGGGAAACCCTAAAACTATTGCGGAGGATATTGAAATTCCTAATCCCGCAACAGATAAAACATATGAAAATTCTTTCACTCTCGGACCAAAAATACGTATTGCCAGTGGTTTTACTGTTACAGTTCCAGTTGGAGTTAATTGGCGTATTTTCGATTAATTATAGGTTTTAACTAATGTCACAAATAAACGTAAATAAAGTTTTCTCTCCAACTCAAGCAGGAATTCCTGGACCACATATTGATACTGCCTCTAATGGTAATATCTCTATAGATACAGATACACTTTTTGTAGATTCTACAAATGATCGACTGGGGATAGGGACTACATCTCCTGGTAGAACATTAGATATACAACATATTGGTGGTATATCATTTAATGCTGGTATTATTTTTGAAGATTGCACTATAAGTGGCACTGCAATGAATGGAACAGTAAACCATGATGTTGAAACTGCAAATGCTGGTTATTACAGTTCTGTATCTGGAAACTGGACTTATAATATAAGATGGGATTCTTCTACAACACTAAATACAAAAATGAGTAATGGTGAGACTATTAATGTCACATATACAGTTCCAGTTACAGGAAGTAGTTACTACCAAACTACATTTCAGATTGATGGTAGTTCTAAAACTGTACAGTGGGTAGACCAACTACCACCTGTTCAGGGTGGTGGAAGAGAAAGTGGTGATGATGCAGCAACAACAGGATTTGATGTATATAGTTTTGCTATTAATAAATATGGTACTAACAACTATTATATTTTAGGATCGCATACACACTTCGGTGCGTACTAGTATAAATAATCAAACGATAGGTATAACAAGATGTCTCAATTAAATGTAGATACACTAAAACACTCTCAAGGTACTGGACCTGGTATTGATCTACAAAGTAGTGGTAACTTTGCATTTGATACGAATACATTATATGTCGATTCTGTTAATGATAGAGTCGGAATTAATGATTCATCACCAAGTCATTCCTTAGATGTTGCTGGTAGTGATGGAGTTAATCTTGGTTGTGGTGCTATATTTGAAAAGGTCAATATTGTTTCAAACACATCTAATAGTGGCGGTACCAATATTGACCTACTAACCTCGTCAGTCTGGTTATTTACTTCTTCTAATAATGGTAGTTGGACTCCGAACTTTAGAGGAGATGCAAGTACCAGTCTAGATAGTATAATGTCTACTGGTCAAGTCATTGTTGCAACTATTATTTCTCAAAATGGTGGAAGTAGTGGTTATGCATCGAATATGAATATTGATGGTAGTGGACAAACTGAGTATTGGTCAAATGATGAAACACCTGACGAAAGAGGTGGTACATCTGGATATGATGTATACCAATACAGTATAATTAAAACTGGTGGCGGTAACAGTTACCTAGTTTTGGCAAATAGAACTTATTGCGATTAATACGGAGAACTGAACTATGACACCACCTATTTTTTCTCAATTTTCATCTGGCGGCGGCGGTAGAGCAAAGGGTTTCGGTATGGGACCAATGGCAGGAGGCGGTTTATATAAATTCACAACTGCTACATTTGCGGGTACAGGAAGTAATCCAAATGGTCCTGCTCTTTCAGAAGCACGTTCGGGATTAAGTGGAGGGGAAACATCCCAATGGAAAAACGATACTAACTTCTTTAATCAGTCTGGTGGAATTCAATATTGGACTGTACCAACTGACGGAACATATCGAATTGAGGCAGAGGGTGCTAGAGGTGGATATCCGAGAGGTGGTGGATATGGTGCTAGGATGCGAGGAGATTTTAATTTAACTGAAGGTGAGCAGATAAGAATAGTTATTGGACAACAAGGTAATACACAAGGACATCCTTGGGGTGGTACTCAAGGTACTGGCGGTGGCGGTACATATGTTGCCAGAACCCCATACAATAGTAATTCATCTATTTTAGTGGTCGCTGGTGGCGGTGGTGCTGGTACTGGTACCCCATGGTCTAATCAGGGAGGAGATAACGCAAACACTGGAACCAGTGGTAATAGTGGTGGTCAAAGTGGTGGAAGTGGCGGTAACGGTGGAAGTGGATTTTGGGGTGCTGGTGGTGCAGGATTTTTTGGAGATGGACCCACGATGTCTGGAACCCCATCATCTCAACGAGCAAGATCTTTCACTAATGGATCAAGGGGTGGTCTTGGTCCAAACAGTTGGGGCGGTACAGGTTGGGGCGGTTTCGGAGGAGGCGGCGGTTCTGGTGTTGGCGGCGGTGGTGCAGGAGGGTACTCTGGCGGTGGCGGCGGACAATGGTCATCTCAACTGAGAGGTGGCGGCGGCGGTTCACGTAATAATGGTAACAATCAAAGTAACTCCCGATCCAATCGGGGTGGTAATGGAGTAGTTTATATTACTCTCCAGTGATAACGACTAATGTGACAATCGACATAAGTGGCACAAGGGGGTTTACATACCCCCTTTTTTATGGCATAATACCGAAGTATTCAATGTAGGATCATGCCTCAATTTACACTCATCTGTACTGATGAGGATCAAACAATCTCAACTAAAGAATTTGAAGCAACGATTCTTCAAGATGTTGTAGAAAAAACAGAAGACTTCCTTAGAGGAGTTGGTTATGTTTTTGAAGGACTAAACACTGAGGTTAATCCTGTCAACGAAATGAACAAACTACATGAGGATTACATCACTGCCTACAGAAATGTAGAGTGATATATAACTGTAAGTAGTTTATTGTAACTTCAAACTCACTATAATGGGCAAGACTTTTAGACGTGGCGGTAGTGAACAGGGGAACTATTCTCCTGGAAAATCTATCCGAGATAAGCGACAAAAAGCGAGTACCAGTCGTTCGACTTGGGCACACGAGAACAATCAATCCAAAACTAATATGGGAAAACGTAAAAAGTTGTACCCTGATAATAATGAATGGTAACGACACTGAAAAATTCAACAGAGGGTTAGATCTCTTTGCTGAATCGGTTATGAAACCTGACCACGCACTTCGTCAATGTGCCCACAACCAGAAATGTTATCACGAACTAATGTGGGTTCGTGAACATGTCCTTGATTATCTTAAAACCTTGAGACACTAATGACCATTGGCATCCACTCAGCAATCCTTATTAAGGATCAAAAAATGATATTAAAAGATGCGTTACTTTTGTATGTCTCTGACTTGCAAAAGAAACATTTTGGTGCTAAAGTAATTGACACAGATGACTATCTTTCTAAAATGAAAGAAGTTGAAGAGATCGTTAGGATATTAAGTCTTGATGATCTATACAAGTATGCCAGTTGAAGAACCTGCACACATCTTCACCCATCACTTTAAACTCACATTATACTAAGAGCATGTTTAACAAAGACATTCGCCTATTGAACAAAGTCATTCGCTTAGGAGAAAGCGGCAAAGTCCAATATACGGACGAAGAACTGATTAGGTTAAAGAAAAAACGTAGTCAGTTGCGTGATTGGAAACAATCTGCTAAAATTTCACAAAACAACGGTTTCGGACACTATGACAAAAAAACTGACAGTTGAATATGATGAGCAGTTCGATAACTGCCAAGAGCAAGAAGATGATTGGGTTTCTTCAATTATCGGATCTGAAGATGATGCAGTTTATGACGTATTAGCAAACCTATGACAACAACTAATGAACCAAACGTAGTACAAGACTACGACAATCTCAATTTACAATTTGGTGTAGACTTTACTGCACATGAAATCAATGAAGATCTTGTATTCAATAGTGAGTTATTGAATCGTTGTCGTGAAGAATGTAAGCATAAAATTGATGTTCAGGTTCTTGCTTATGGTGGCAAGATGGTTACGAATGTATTGGAGTTAATTGATATTCGTACAGTACATCCAGCAGGTAAAGAGATAAAGAATAATGATACTGGTGATGTTTTATCTAAAGGATTTCAAATTCGTTTTGATACTAATATCGATATTGGACACAAGAATGATATTCTTGAGGATATTTGGAGTAGAGATTGGTTACCTTCTGCACCTCAAATGGTATTCTTTCGTTTACCTATAGAGTATCAATATTTTGATAATGGTGTTAAAGTAGTCTGGGGTATTATTGATGGGGCACACCGTTATGATGCT